CTTTCATTTGTGTAGTCCGGCCCCCTGTTGCCGTCATCTCCCGACGTCAACGTCTTCGCCGCCTTCGGGCGGCGTTTTTTATTCCCGGTCCCGACCAGGACACGCCACAGCTTGTCTCCTGAAACCTCAGCCTGCGCTCGGGACCGGATCTATTGCGAGGTCAGCATGCGCACATTCAGCCCGCCGTTCAGGATCTTCCTGGCTGCCCTGTTCCTGCTGTCGTTCAGCGGGCCGCTGCTGGCAGCCCCGACGGTCTCCCTGACGGCCTCGCCCTCCGCGGGCGTCGGATCGGCTGATGTGACGCTGACCTGGTCGAGCACCGGTGCCGCCTCGTGCGTAGCCTCGGGTGCCTGGTCGGGTGCCAAGGCCCTGACGGGGACGCAGGTGGTGACAGGCGTCACGGCCACCTCGACGTTCACCCTGACGTGCACCGAGGGCAGCGGGAGCGCAGTGCTCACCTGGACGCCGCCGACCCAGAACACCGACGGCTCCGCCCTGACCAACCTGGCGAGCTACAAGGTCTACCACGCTGCGACCAGTGCAGGAGTGGCCACGGCCACGCCGACCACGGTCACTGCACACGCGACGACCTACACCGTCACCGGGCTCGGCGCAGGCGCCCGGCACTTCGGCATCAAGGCCGTGAACGCCGCCGGCATCGAGTCGGACATGTCCAACCTGGCCAGCAAGACCATCGTCCTGGCCTCAGCGGCGACCAGCGCGACCGTGACGATCTCCACCAAGCCGAATGCCCCGACCCTGCTCACGGTCGACCAGGTGGCCCGCCTGTGGCTCAACGACCGACCCTCCCTGGTCGCGGGCAAGATCGCTCTGGGCGTCGAGTGCGGCGAGGTCAAGGATGGCCAGTGGGCCAAGGTCGACCGCGATGACGTGCGGCTCAACTTCTGGGGCAAGCTGGTGCGTGGCACTGTCGTCGCGAAGTGCGCCGTCGCCTGACGCCGATCGAGGAGCACATCAAGTGGCTCGACGGGCTGATGCCATCGCAGGCCATAAAGCGCGACGCCGAGCAGAGGCGCAAGGCGCTGGCCATCGAGGCATACCAGTCGCGATCGAGGCGCTCTAATGCCGCGCGCCGCGCCAGTGTTTCGAGCACCAGGCAGTCGGACTGAGGCGCAGCGCAAGGCTGACGCGGAACGATACCGAGGCAGCAGCCAGGAGCGCGGTTACACGAACGCATGGCGTCGAGCGGCCAAGGTCTACCTGCAAGAGCATCCGCTGTGTGCCGAGTGCAAGCGCAACGGATGGGCTGAGGCCGCGACCTGCGTCGATCACATCGTCCCGCATCGAGGCGACGGTCATCGGTTCTGGGACGTGAGCAACTGGCAGCCGCTCTGCGCGTCCTGCCACGCCTCGAAGACGGCGCGCGAGGACGGCGGATTCGGCAACGCTGCGCCGACGGTGGGGCCCCTTGAAAGTAAAAGGGTTTTTGCTCGCCGACCGCGTGGGTAGTCAAAAAGTTACGTCCACAAAATGGAAAGTCGGTAAGCAGGTTCCGAGATGGCCCGTCCTAGAACATCAGCGAAGATCCTCGAGCTGCGCGGAGCGTTCAAAGCGAACCCGCAACGCCGACGCCAGGATGCTGAAGGCGCCGCGCCGTTCGACAAAGACCCGCCGACCGAGATGCCGAGCGACGTCGTGCCGGTATGGCACGCGATCGTGCAGCGCCTGCCGAAGATCGTGCTGTCGAGCTCCGACGAGTTTGCGGTCGAGCAGGCCGCCTACTGCCTGTCCGGCATCCGCCAGCTGGGGCCGATGGCCGCGCTGCATCCCGGCTTCGGGAAGCTCTCGGCCGAGCTCCGCCAGTGGTTGATCCAGCTCGGCATGACGCCGCAGGCCCGCACGAAGATTGCCCCAGCCGGAGACGACGGCCCGAAAGGCAACCCGTTCGCTGACGCGTGACACGGAAGGGCGGGCATCCGCACGTCGTAGCGGCTGAGAAGTACTGCCGCGACGTCCTGGCGGGCCGCTTGCCGGCGGGGAAATGGGCGACGCTGGCCTGTCGCCGGCACCTCGAGGACCGCAAGCGCGAGCGGACGAAGGCCTGCCGGTTCAAGTTCGACCCGGACGGCGCCGAGCGCGTCTGCCGATTCCTCGAGCTGCTGCCCCATGTGAAGGGCAAATGGGCGAAGCGAGACCCGAAAAAGCCGGCCGCGAACCGCCTGAAGCTCGAAGGCTGGCAGTGTTTCATCGTCGTGAGCCTGTTCGGCTGGATCCGCAAGGGCAGCGGCCTGCGCCGGTTCCGGAAATGCTCGATCTACCTGCCGAGGAAGAACGGCAAGTCGACGACCGCCGGCGGCATCGCCTGGTGGATGTTCGGCAAGGACGGCGAGCCAGGCGCGGAGGTCTACTCCGGCGCCACGACCGAGAAGCAGGCCTGGGAGGTGTTCGGACCGGCCCGCCAGATGGCCTTGGCCGAGCCCGCACTGCCCGAGGCGCTCGGTGTCACGGTCAACGCCTCGAACATGATCCGCCTTGCGGACGCCTCGAAGTTCGAGCCGATCATTGGCAAGCCGGGCGACGGCGCCTCGCCGCACTGCGCGATCGTGGACGAGTACCACGAGCACCCGACGTCGGACCTCTACGACACAATGCTGACCGGCATGGGTGCGCGCGAGCAGCCGCTGCTGCTGGTGATCTCGACGGCCGGGTATGACATCGCCGGCCCGTGCTACGACGACTGGCTGACGGTGCAGAAGATCCTCGAGGGGACGCTCGAGGCCGACGATCACTTCGGGGTCATCTACGCCGCGGACCCCGAGGACGACTGGACGAGCGAGATCGCGCTGCGCAAGGCGAACCCGAACGCCGGCGTCAGCGTCTCGATCGAATTCCTGCAGAGCCAGCTGCGCGACGCGATCGGCAATCCCAGGAAGCAGGGTGTCTTCAAGACGAAGCACCTGAACATCTGGGAGAACGCCCGCGACGCCTACGTGAACATGCAGCGCTGGACCGAATGCCGGGACCAGGAGCTCGACCTCACGGCCTTCGCGGGCCGCCGCTGCTATATCGGCATGGACCTGGCGTCCAAGGTGGACATCGCGGCGCTCGAGCTGCTGTTCCCGCTGGATGATGGGGCCTACGCGCGGTTCGGCCGGTACTACCTGCCGGATGAAACCGTGCAGCTGCCGCACAACGACCACTATCGGGGCTGGGCCCGGGCCGGGTGGCTGACCGTCACCGAGGGCAACATCATCGACTTCGGACGGATCCTCGAGGACCTGCAGCTCCTCGCGGCCCAGTTCGACGTGGTGTCGCTCGGCTATGACCCGTTCCAGGCAACGATGCTCGTGACCGAGCTCATGAATGCAGGCCTGCCCTGCATCGAGGTACGACCGACCGTGCTCAACTTCTCCGAACCGATGAAGCAGGCCGATGCGCTCATCCGCGCCCGGAAGCTCCGTCACAACGGAGACCCGGTCATGTCGTGGATGGTCTCCAACGTGGTCGCGAAGATGGACGCCAAGGACAACGTCTACCCGCGCAAGGATCGCGAGGAGAAGAAGATCGACGGGTTCGTGGCACTCCTGACCGCGCTTGGCCTGGCGCTGCGTGACCAGACGCCGGACCTCGACGAAGTGTTCAGCAACCCGATCACGATGCGGCGGGGCCGGGCGTGAGCCTCTACAACCGCATCGTCAGCTGGCTGGGCTACTACGGCCCGCGCGACGTCCACGGCACGCAGTACCCGGTGCCGCTGTCCGCGTCGCAGACGCCGGCGGCGGACGTCAATTTCGACACCGCGATGCAGGTCTCGGCGTTCTGGGCCTGCGTGCGGCTGATCTCCGACACCTGCGCGAGCCTGCCGCTCGAGTTCTACGACCGCGACTCGGGCGCCTCGGCGACCCGCGACGACCTGTGGCTGGCGCGGCTGTTATCCGGGCGCGTGAACCGGTTCCAGAACCGCCACGAATTCTTTGCCACGCAGTCGCTCAACCTCGCGGTGCACGGCAACAGCTACGCCCGCATCGCGCGCGGGGCCGACGGCCGGATCATCTCGCTGCTGCCGCTCATGGCGCCGCAGATGGAGGTCCGCACGCTCGAGGACGGCAGCGTCACGTACCTGTACTACACCGACAAGGGCACGGTGGCCTACGCCGCCGAGACGATCTGGCACGTCAAGCTGTTCGGTAACAACACGATCGGACTGAGCCCGCTCGGCCATGCCCGGAGCTCGCTCGGCATCGCGATCGCCAGCGAGAAGCGCGTTAGCCAGGTGTTCCTGAACGGGGCCAAGCCGACCGGCGTGCTGATGTACGACAAGGTCCTGAAGCCCGACCAGCGCACGCAGATCCGCCAGAGCTTCAAGGACCTGGCCGAGGGCAACGACGACTCGCTGATCGTGCTCGAGGCGGGCATGAAGTACGAGCAGGTCAGCATGTCCCCGCAGGACATCGAGCTGCTCGCATCGCGACGCTTCCAGATCGAGGACATCGCGCGCTTCATGGGCGTGCCGTCGGTGCTGATCAACGATACGGCGGGGTCGACGACCTGGGGATCGGGCATCCAGCAGATCATCGCCGGCTGGTACAAGCTCGGCCTGCGCCCGTACCTCGAGCGGTTCGAGACGTCGATCGAGGTCAGCCTGCTCACCGACGAGGAGCGCGGCCGCTGGGAAGCCGAATTCGACTTCGACGAGCTCCTGCGCGCCGACTTCGGCGCCCGCATGGAGGGCTACCAGAAGGGCATCAACGCCGCGGTGATCACGCCGAACGAAGCGCGGGCCGAGGAAGGCCGCAAGGCGCTACCTGGCGGCGACCAACTGCTCGTTAACGGCAACATGATCCCGGCCGGCATGGCGGGCCGCCAGGCGCCGGGGCCGACGAAAGAACTCGACCAACTGCTCAAGACCACCGAGGCGCTGCAGCGTCAGGTCGGCGAGCTCGCGCGCAAGTCAGAGCCGGCCTCGCCGGTGCACGTGCACCTCGCGCACCCGAAGACCCGGCACGTCGTCGAGCGCGACGCGAACGGCCGGGCCGCAGGCCTGCGCGCCGTCGACGAGGACTAGCGCGTGCGCTACGCGCCTGAGATTCGCACCCGGCGAATGCAGCTGGTGGCCGATGAACTGACCGGCGGTGCCCTGGTGCTGCTGAGCGAAGGCCGAGTGGTGCTCGCCAGCTTGCCCATCGCAGACGCCGGCGTGTCGGGCGACGAGCTCGTCCTCGGCGGCGAGCTGCGGGCACGCGCCGTGACCCGCGGCCGACCTTACCTGGCCGAGCTGCACGACGCTTCAGGTGACCTGGTGGCCGATGACCTGCGGGTCGGGGCCGAAGTGAAGATCGATGCACTCTCCCTGGTGGAGGGTCAGACGGTGCGCGTGCTCGACGCGCGCATCCGGCACGGCTGATCAGAGGATTATCGAATGCCTAAGAGCACCGCGACCTGCAACTCCATCGTCAACCTGATGTACCGGGCGACGGCGTGGGCGAACGTGGCAGACAATGCCGCCGCTTCACCGCTCGCCAACGTGTTCGTCGGGCTGCACACGGCCGGCCTCACGGCGGCGACGAATTCCCAGGCCGAGAACGAAACGGCGTACACCAACTACGCGCGCCAGTCGGTCGCCCGCTCAACGGGCTGGGATGCCGCCTCGGGTGGCGCCACGGCGAATGCCGCGACGATCTCGTTCCCGCAGTGCGGCGCCTCGGGCGCGACCCTGACGGACGTCTCAACCGGCGTCGCGGTGTCCGGTGCCACGGCGGTCTGGCACTACGGCGAACTGAATTCCCCGCTGGCTGTGTCGTCTGGCATCACGCCGCAGTTCGCGGCTGGCGCGCTCACGGTCACCGAATCCTGATGGATCAGCGCAGCGACCTCGAGCGGGCCCTGTGGGACAAGCTGGGTCCGCCCCTGTACTACTGCTCGGAGTGCCTGCGGGCCGTGAAGGTGACGCCGGTGGCCGGCGGTGAGCCGGTGATCGATCGCCCCTGCGTCGAGTGCAAGGACGCAGGCATCATCGCCCCGCGCAAGGCCATCGTCGCGGGCGAGGGCGGCCTGAACTGGAAGGACCGCACGAAGGTCGGCTACTGGAAGATTGCCGCCGCGCTCACGGGGCGGTGTGTGTAATGGGATTCAGCTCGATCAGCGAGTACGCGGCGGCCGATGAAGCCGGCCAGGTATGGACCACGCAGTTCCGCAAGGCCGTGGCCAGCGCCGCAACGACCACAAACGGCTGGATCGATTACACCTATTTCGCGGGCTCGCCGCCGGCGAACTTCTACGCCTCGACGCCGCTCGAGGCCGCAGTGGTGGACCCGACGCGCGGGCTGTACCTGCCCTCTGTCGCGCCGGCCACGCAGCACCTGAACAACCTGCGAGTGATGACGGCCGCGAACTCGGCCACGTCCACCGCGAACGGGCGTCAGCAGCTGGCGCTCTGCGACTACCTGCTTTATTACCCGTTCATCGACACGGACGCGGTCGGCGAGCAGCAGGACCTCGACAACACGATCGCGCTGCCGCGCTACGGTGCCGGCCAGGTGATCGCGGTCGCGCAGTCCGCGGCGTCGGCGGTCGGGCAGTTCACGATGACGTACACCAACCAGGACGGCGTGCCTGGCCGGGTGTCGCAGAACACGTTCACGTTCGTGGTCGCCGGCGGCGGACAGATCGTCAGCGCCAGCGGCGCGGGCGCGTCCTACAGCCCATTCGTTTATCTGCAGGCCGGGGACTCGGGCGTCCGCTCGATCGAGTCCGTGACGTTCACGGCGGCCGGCGGCGGGCTGATGGCTCTGGTCATCGTCAAGCCGCTGCTCAAGCACTTCGTCGCGCAGGAATGCCGCCGTACGACTTCGGGCAATCTCGAGAGCTACGGATCGTGCGCGGAGTTCCAATCGGTCATCCACGCCGCTGGGGCGCCGCAGATCAAGGACGGAACAGTCCTCGGATTGCTCGCCGCCGGCTACGCCGGGTCGCTGGCCACTTCGATCCTCGCGGGGATCGTCGAAACTTTCTGGAATTGAGGCACTCATGGGATTCACCAGCCAGGACGACCTGATCACCCAGCTGACCGTCAACGGCAAGGGCGACACGGTCGTCACGACCAAGACACTCGCCGCCGCGCAGGTCGCCGGTACGTGGACGCTGCTCGCCGGCCATGCGGGCTATCCGCCGGCCGCGACGTTCACCGGCTCCGACCTGGTCTACGTCCCCACGGACGACACCTGGTCCGAGGGCACGATCTACACCGGCGGCGACGTATCGCCCGCGACCAAGCATTTCCTTTCGGCGGGTGCAGCAGCCGTCGCGGCGGCGGGCGCCCCCTGGTACGTCATGGCGATCGACCTGGTCGGCTTCGTGCCGCTGTCGGGCGCCAACGTCTCGAGCACCGGAACGAAGGCCGTGACGATGACGGCCCTCGGTGCGGGCGGCGGCAAGGGCGACCGCTACCCCAACGGGCAGGGCCTGCGCCTGTTCGTCGCGGCGGATACGGCGCTCGGCGCCAACGCGCCGACCTGCATCGTGAACTACCTCGACACGGGTGGTAACGCCGGAGCGACCACCACGTTTACCTCGACCGCCTCGCTGCCCGTGGGCGCGCTGCTCAACACGGGCGCCGCCGCGAACAAGTACAACCCGTTCCTGCCGCTCGCGGCGGGCGATACGGGTGTCAGCGACATCGTCTCGCTGGTCTGGGCGGGCACCGCGCATGCGTCGGGCGCGGTCATCATTGGCCTGTGCAAGCCGCTGTGGACGGTGCCGATCCCCGCGACCGGCCTCTACAACAAGGTCGACTTCGTCAACGCGCTGCCCTCGATGCGCAAGATCCCGGACGGCGCGAACATCCAGTTCCTGCTGTTCCAGACGGGTGCGACGAGCTCGGCCGGCACGGTCAACGTCGACTTCGATTACGGGTACGGCGGCAGCTGATGGGCCTGCTCGCGAATAACTTTCGCGACACCCTGGGCGCGTTTCAGATCTTCGGGGCGACGGCGTCCAATAACGCCTATCCGTCGGTCACGGTGCAGAACCACCACCGCACCGCCGCGAACCGGAACCTGACCGCAGGCGAGGGCATTACCAGTGAGCTCGTCAGCGTTCCGTCAGGCAACCGGCACCCGAGCGCGTGGATCATGCCGCAGCAGGCCGGCGCACTCGCGGCGCGCAACACCGTCACCGGCAGCGGTACGGTATCGAACGCAGACCGCTGGGCGGTCAAGCTCGCAGAAGCGGCACTGACCGGCAGTGGCGAACTGACGGCCGTCGGCGGCCTGATCGTGCAGCTGGTCGCTGCACTGACCGGCTCGGGCGCGATCACCGCTGCCAGCTTGCAGGCGTTCCTGGCGGCGGTCGCGAACCTTACCGGCTCGGGTGGCGTGACTGATGCCGACCTCGAGGGATTCGGCGCGATGCTCGCCGCGATCCTGGGCGAAGGCGGGCTGGATGCTTCCGTACTGACCGGCGTCGGCGAGCTGGATGCGGATCTGGTGGTGACGGGTACGGGTCTCACGACCGGGAACGTCGGCTCCGCGGTATGGGGCGCGATCGCTGCCGCCAACAATTCCGCCGGCACGATGGGCGCGCTGCTGAACGGCGGCTCCGCCGGCGGGCTCACGACCGAGCAGGCGACACAGCTGCTCGAGATCTTCCAGCGACTCGGCCTCGATCCCACGAAGCCGCTGCTGCAGTCGGCGACCGAGATCTCCACCGATGACTGGACGCTGAGCGTGACCGAAGGCGTCGGCACGGTCACCGTCGAACGGCAGTGAGCCTGAACCCACGCGCGATCGCGACGCTCGGCGTCGGGTTCGGCGCCGTCTCGATCGCCTATCTGGGCCTGTGGCCGATCGGTACGCCGGTCGAGCCGCCGACCGAGGAAGCCTACCGGCCGCGGCCTGGTGCGCCGTTCGTCGTCGCCTACCAGCCCGAGCTGCCCGAGGTGCTGCTGCGCCTCGAGGTGATCGAGGCCCGCGACACGGCGCGAATCCTGATCGGCGCGGGCCCGCTCGATGCGGTCGCCGGACTGCTGGTCACCGAGCGCCCCGACGGCGCGGGCGTCGCCCTCGAGGTCGAGGCCTCGATGGTCATGGCGCTCGCCGAGACGCCCGACGGGGCCGTCCTGGCGGCGGCCGTGGACTGGAGCGATGACGACGAGGACGTGCTCGAGATGCTGATGACGATCGCGACGACTACCTGAGGAACCCCGAATGGAACGCAAGGCAATTTCACTGCAGGCCGCGGAGATCAAGTTCGCTGGCGATGCGATGCTGTTCGAGGGCTACGCCTCCGTTTTCAACGGGGTCGACACCTACGGCGACACCATCGCGCCCGGCGCCTACAAGAAGACGCTGCGCAAGCGCGAGCGCCCGGTGCGCATGCGCTGGAACCACTTCGGCCCGATCATCGGCAAGTGGAACGAGATCCAGGAGGACGACAAGGGCCTGCGCGTGTCGGGCGAGCTCACCCCGGGCCACCGCACGGCCGAGGACGTCTACGCGAGCATGAAGCACGGCTCGGTCGACGGCCTCTCGATCGGCTATTTTCCGGTCAAGATCGAGAATCAGCCGGACGGCAAGCGCCTCCTTAAGGAGGTGCACCTGGTCGAGGTCAGCGTGGTCGAAGAGCCCGCCGACCTGTCCGCGAAGATCGCCGACGTCAAATCGGCGCTCGAGGCGGTCCAGAGCTTGAAGGAGATCGAGGAGCTGCTGCGCGAAGCGGCAGGATTTTCACGGGCTGACTCGACGGCGCTGGTGTCGAGGATCAAGGCCCTGGTCCAGAGTGATTCTGGCCCGAACGAGGCCGCAGTGATTGCGGACCTGATCCGGCGCGTCAAGGTCGCATAACTCACTTTCACACAGGAATCACTGCAATGGATATCGAACAGATCAAGGGTGCTCTGAAGGAGCACGAGACGAAGATCGAGGCGGCCATCGCCAAGTACGAGGGCCAGCTGAAGGACTCCGGCACGGTCGCCAGCGAGGCGAAGGCCGAGGTGCGGGTGCTGGCCGAGAAGCACAGCGCGCTGATCGACACGGTCAACAAGCTCGAGCAGAAGCTCATCGACAAGGCCGAGGGCAAGCCGGCCGCGAAGAGCCTCGGCGAGACGCTGGTGACCTCGGAGATGTTCCAGCAGTACAAGGACGGTCGCACGTCCAAGCTGCGCCTCGAGGTGAAGAACACGATCCTCGGCGAGGGCGGCTCCCCGCAGGACCCGGTCGACACCATCGTCGGCGCGGACCGGCTGCCGGGCATCGTGGGCGGCGCGTTCCGCGGCCTGCGCGTGCTGGACGCCATCCCGAAGGGTGCCACCAGCTCGAACATGGTCGAGTACACCAAGGAGCTCGCGTTCACGAACGCCGCGGCAGAGACGATCGAGGGCGCCACCAAGCCCGAGAGCACTCTGACGTTCTCGCTCGTGCAGGAGCCGGTGCGCACGATCGCCCACTGGATCAAGGTGTCGAAGCAGGTGCTGGACGACGCGCCGGCGCTGCAGTCGTACATCGATCGTCGGCTGCGCCACGGCGTCGAGCTCAAGCTCGAGCAGCAGGTGGTGGCGGGTGAGGGCACGGGCAAGCTGCTGGGCCTCTTGGGCACCGGCAACTACACCGCGTTCACGCCGACCGATGCGAGCTACATCGAGTCGGACACCATCAACGACGCGAAGTACCGGGTGATCGCATCCGACTACCAGCCGTCGGTGGTGCTGATGAACCCGGCCGACTTCGGCCGCCTCGAGCGTCGCAAGACGGCCGCGGCGGTGACCGGGTCGTATATCGCCGGTGACGGCGCCGCGCTGAGCTACATCAACAACGGCATGACGCCGACGTTGTGGGGCCTGCCGGTGATCGTGTCCAACTCGGTGCCCGAGGACGGGTACATCGTCTACGCGGCGGATGCCTGCCAGCTGTTCATGCGCAGCGGGGCCGTCGTGGAGATGTTCGAGCAGGACGACACCAACGTGCAGAAGAACCTGATCACGGTTCGTGCCGAGCTCCGGGCCGCCCTCGCGGTGTACCGGCCGGCGGCGGTCGTGGCGGGTGGTCTGCGCGCCGGTTCGCCGGTCGTCTGATCGACCTGACCTGAAGCCAACAGGGGCGGCCAGGGCAACCTGGCCGCCTTCTCTGATGCCACAGATTCGAGTCAAGACCGACATGCTCAGCACCTACGGCAACCTGCGCCGCGGCAACGTGCTGAACGTCTCCGAGGACCACGCCCAGCAGCTCGTCAGCTGCGGTGCGGCCGAGTACTACGAGACCAAGATCATCCGGGAGGCGCCAGTCGCCGGCCCTTTAGATTCCGCGACGAGCGGCGCACGGTCGTCCTCGTCGCCAGCGGCCCGAGTGCCGCAGATGCCGACCTCGGACTCGCCCGCGACTGGCCCGTCGTCGTCGTCAACGACGCCTGGCGCCTCGCGCCGTGGGCCGCAGCCCTCTACGCCTGCGACCGCGACTGGTGGCTCATCCACCGAGTCGAAGTCGAGCGATCGTTCCACGGGGAACGCTGGACGCAGGACGCGGCAGCCGCGAAAGAGTTCGGACTCCGGCGAATAGCCGGCAAGCACACGACCGGGCTCTCGACGGACCCGGCGCTGATCAATTTCAACTCCAACAGCGGCGCGCAGGCCATGAACCTCGCGCTGCACTGGGGCGCCCGCCGGTTCGTACTGGTGGGCTACGACATGGGGCCTGCTGGCCGCCGCTCGCACTTCTTCGGCGATCACCCGAAGGGGCTGCGCAACGAGAGCCCGTGGAACCTGTTCGTCCGCAACTTCGGCGCGATCGCTGAGGACTGCAAACGGCTCGGCCTCGAGGTGGTCAATACGAGCCCGATTTCGCGCCTGCGGTGTTTCCCGCAGGCCTCACTGATTAACGCGCTTGGAGGTTGCTGATGTCGAGCCCTGAAGGTATTGGACGGTTCCGTGTTCCGCTCGGTTCGCTGATCGTCGATGGTGCCCTGGTCCTGACGCTGGTCTTCTCGACCGGGCAGATGCTGGAGCGCTTCGACCAGATGGATCGCCGTGTCCAGCAGATCGAGCACCTCGAGGCGGCCACCCGCCTGAGTGCGCTCGAGATGCGCTCAGCCCAGATGGAGCGTTACCAGGGCGAGCTCAAGCAGGACATCGTCAAGCGCCTCGATCGCATCGAGACGCTGCTGGACAACAACCGCAACTGACGTGAGGGCGCACGTCGCCGTCCGCGAGGCGCCGCACTACCGGCGCGATGCGTTCTGCGACGGGCTGCGGACCTGCGGATACACGGTCGGACCGGAGCTCGCCAAGCCTGCGCCGACCGACCTGCTGCTGATCTGGAACCGCTACGGCGACGGGGCGCGGCTCGCCGCGCACTACGAGCGCCACGGTGCCACGGTGGTGGTCGCCGAGAACGGCTTCCTCGGCCGCGACTGGGCGGGCCGGGTCTGGTATTCGCTCGCGATCGGCTGGAACGCCGGCGCGGGCCGCTGGCACGTTGGCGGGACCGAGCGCGCGGGCATGTTCGCCGCCGAGCTCAAGCCCTGGCGCCAGCAGGATGGTCACGCGCTGGTGTTCGCGCAGCGCGGCATCGGCTCGCCGCCGGTGGCCCAGCCGCCGGGCTGGCACCAGAAGGCCGCACAGCTGATCGAGCGCATGGGGCATCGGGTCGTGATCCGGGGACACCCGGGCCGACACCAGGAGAACCCGTCGCTGTACAAGCAGCTCGACGGCGCCGCCTTCGCGGTGACCTGGGCGAGCGGGGCGGCCATCAAGGCGCTGCTCTACGGCGTGCCGGTCTACAACGGACTGCCGCAGTGGATCGGGGCGCCCGCGGCGCGGCCGTTCGGCAAGACGCTGGAGGCGCCGTTCCGCGGTGACCGCACGGAGTTTCTGACGCGGCTCGCGTGGGCGATGTGGTCCGTCGAGGAGATCGGTTCTGGATACGCCTTCCGTCACCTGCTACGCGGACCAAAGGAAGCAGTACAGCAAGGACCTCTGCAGCGCACTGGCTGAGGGGACCGGCGGGCGGGTGGTCTACGACTGGACCCCGCGTCCGGGCATCGCGATCGTCTCTGGGATGGCCGACAACCAGAAGGCCGTCATGCAATCGCCCGTGGTGACTGACTGGTACGAGGTCGACCACGGTTACTGGCGGCGCATGGAGTATCACCGGATCAGCCACCGGCGGCTCTGGTGCGATGGATTCGGCGAGCCCGACTTCGCGCGCCTCGATCGGCTCGGCGTGCAGATCGCGCCCGCCAGGAGCAGCGGCCGGCACGTCCTGGTCGCGCTGCAGTCGCCGGAGTTCTACGCCCGCTGGACGGGCATGAGCCTGCGCCACTACATCGGCAAGCTGCAGGGCAACCTGCGGGCCGTCACGAAGCGGCCGATCGTCATGCGCCAGAAGCCGATGGGCCGGATGCGACGCCAGCCGCCGCTCGAGGTGGCCCTGGCCAATGCCTGGATCGTGATCACGCACTCGTCGGCCGTGGCGATCGACGCGCTGGCCGCCGGGGTGCCGGTCATCGTGACCGAGAAAACCTTTTGCGCCGCGCGCCTCGCGACGCCGTGGGAACGGTTAGAGACCCCTTACCGCCCGACGCAGGACGAGCGCAGGGACTTGTTCGCCCGCATCGCGGGCCATCAGTGGACCTTGGCCGAGATGCGCTCTGGCGAGGCCTGGGAGCGTCTGAGTGGGGATCGGGGACGAATTGTTGGCGGTCGGCCAGGCGAGGGCCGCGGGACGCAAGGTAGCGATCCTGGACAAGACGGGCCGGCGCCGCTGGCACCATCTCTGGGAGCGGGCGAGCTACATCGCGCGGCCGGGTGAGCCGGGCGAGTTTCCGGGGCTGACAAACGGCCCGGCCTGCCGGCCGTACATCGACTACAAGCGGACCACGAAGGACCGCTGGGCGTTCACCGCCTGGCGAGCGAACCCGGGCGAGCTGTTCGACGTGCGCCCCGACCCGCGAGCCGAGGGCCTCGTGCTCCTCGAGCCGCACATCAAGGCGACCGCCAGCCCGAACAAGCAGTGGGGCCGCTGGCAGGAGCTCGTCCACGACTACCCGGACGTGCCCTGGGCGCAGCTCGGCAACGAGGGCACGAAATGGCTGGGCGGGGTCGTCCAGCTCGAGACGCGCGACTTCGCCGACGCCTGCAACCTGATGGCCGGCTGCGCCACGGCGGTGCTGCCCGAAGGGGCGCTGCACCACGTCGCCGCGGCCCTCGGCCGGCGGGTCGTCGTGCTGTTCGGCGGTTACCTGCGGCCGGCGAACACCGGCTACGACATACACATCAACCTGGCGGTCGACGACCCCGAGGCACTTGGATGGAGAATTCGACACCCGGCCTGCCGGCGCGCGTGGTCACTGATCACGCCGGACACTGTTCGGACGGCAGTGGGATTGGCCCTCCGGATGCCCAGCTCATAGGCGGCGTCTGGCTGCCGGCCAACGAGAAGCACCTGATCGACATGATGGAGGTGCACCAGCGGCGCGAGGTCGACGGCCAGCTGACCTACCAGTACCACAAGCTCGAGCGGGCCCTGGCGCTCGTGCCGACTGATCGCCGCCGGCGCTGCGTAGACGTCGGCGCACACGTCGGGCTGTGGTCGAAGGAGCTCGTCAAGGCGTTCCAGTTCGTCATGGCATTTGAGCCGAACCCGGCCGTTGCCGACCTCTGGCTCTGGAACGTCACGGCCAAGAATGCGCACCTGCGCCAGGTGGCGCTCGGCAAGTCCGAGGCCAGCGTCGGGCTCAAGGTCTACGACGGGCACAGCGGCCATACGCAGGTGAGCGGCGCCGGCGACGTCCCGATGCGCACGCTCGACTCGTTCGGGTTCGTCGATGTCGACCTGATCAAGATCGACGTCGAGGGCCACGAGCTCGCCGTGGTGAAGGGCGCGATCGAGACGCTGAAGCGCTGCCGCCCGGTCGTGGTGGTCGAGCAGAAAGGCGAGGACGGACGGCTCGGCCTGAAGAAGGACGGCGCCCTGGCGTGGCTGCAGGCGCTCGGCATGCAGTCGGTCGATTGCGTCGGCGGCGATTACTTCCTGGTGTGGCCATGAGCATTACCGAACGGATCGACGCCATCACGAAGATTCCGGAGACGCACCGGTTCGCCGCACCGCCGGCGCCGCGCTCCGTGAAGATCGAACTGACGGGCCGCTGCAATTACAGATGCGGTTTCTGCGCCCTGCGCACCCGCGAGGTGCAGCCGCACGGCGACATGGATCGCGACCTTTTCCGGCGCATCACGACCGAGATGCGCGAGGCGGGCGTCGAGGAGATCGGACTCTTCTACCTGGGCGAGTCCTTCATGGCGCCCGAGCTGCTGCTCGATGCGCTCAAATGGGTCAAGGGTGAGCTGCGGTTCCCGTATGTGTTCCTGACCTCGAACGCGAGCCTCTCGACACCCGAGCACGTCGAGCCGCTCATGCAGCATGGGCTCGACTCACTCAAGTGGTCGATGAACGCGGCCGACGAGAAACAGTTCCGCGAGGTGATGGCCGTTTCGCCGAAGTACTGGCGCAAGGCGCTCGTCAACGTCAAGGCCGCATGGGACATCCGCAACGCCGGCGGGTATGGCACACGGCTCTATGCCTCCTCGATCCGTTACGACGGCGAGCAGCAAGCGAAGATGGAGGCGCTGCTCGCCGAGCACGTCCTGCCGTTCGTCGACCAGCATTACTGGCTGCCGCTGTACTCGATGGGTGCGATCGCGGTGCAGCGCGAGGCCGAGCTCGGTTACCGCCCGACCGCCGGCAACCAGGGGCGCCTCGAGGCGATGCGCGAGCCGCTGCCGTGCTGGTCCGCGTTCACCGAAGGGCATGTTCGAGCCGACGGCGGGTTGAGCCTGTGCTGCTTCGACAGTGACGGCCGGTTCCAGGTCGGCGACCTGACGCGCCAGCCGTTCATGGAGGCGTGGAACTCGCCGGAGTTCCAGCAGATCCGCGCCGCGCACCTGCGCCGCGACGTCACCGGCACCGTCTGCGAGCAGTGCGTGGCGTACTCATGATCCGCGTCTACATCGGCTTCGATACCCGCGAGGAACCGGCCTACCGGGTGGCGGAGTTCTCGCTGCGTCGGCATGCAACCCGGCCGACAACGGTCACGCCCCTGGTGCTCGAGAAGCTGCAGGCCTGCGGACTGTCGCAGCGCCCGTACAGGATCCACCGCAATTCGCTCTGGGACGTGCTCTCGGATGCGCCGTGCTCGACGCAGTTCTCGAACACGCGCTTCCTGGTGCCGATCCTCGCGCAGACCGGCTGGGCTCTGTTCATCGACTGCGACATGCTGTTCCTGGGCGACGTCGCGCGCCTCTTCGCCCTGGCTGACCCGAAGTACGCCGTGATGTGCGTCAAGCATGAGCACGCCGGCGACGAGGGCACGAAGATGGACGGCTGCGAACAGACCCGCTACCGGCGGAAGAACTGGTCCAGCGTGATGCTGTTCAACTGCGACCACCAGTCGAACCGCAGCCTGACCCTGCGCCTGGTCAACGACGTGCCGGGTCGCGACCTGCACCAGTTCTGCTGGCTCACGGATGCTGAGATCGGCGCGCTGCCGAACACCTGGAACTGGCTGGTCGGCGTGCAGCCGAGGCCGTCGGGCGTGCAGCTCGCGCACTACACGCTCGGCATGCCGTTCATGCCCGGCTACGAGCGGGCCGAGCACTCGGACCTCTGGTGGGCTGAGCAGCACCTCATGAAGGAGCGCGCCGCGTGATCTTCACCGACCTGAACGAAGCGAAAGAGCACTGCCGGGTCGAGATCGATACCGACGACCTGCTGCTCGAGGCGTACATCGAGGCCACCGAGGCGCACGTCCTCAATTTCCTGAACCTGACCGAAGAGGAGCTGCTCGGCAGCCCGAACGATCGCCCGGCCCCGATCCGCATCGCGGTGCTGATGATCGTCGCCGACCTCTACGAGAACCGCGAGGCGCAGGTCGACTTCGAGATCAAGCCGAACCCGGCCGTCGAGCGGCTGCTGTTCCCGTACCGGGTCTGCCTGGGCGTATGAAGCGCGAGCCCTGCAAGCCCTGCGCGGCCGCCCGCAAGGTGATGCCCGCGCCGGTCCGCCGTCGCCTCGAGGACCTCGAGCGGCGGATGGCCGAGGAAAAGCTGCGCCGGGAGGCCGCCAATGCGCGCCGGCAGGCTTAGGCATCGCGTCCTGCTGCAGCAGCGCGTCGAGACGCAGCAGGCGAGCGGCGAGGTCACCTGGTCGTGGTCGGACGTGGCCGAAGTCTGGGCCAGCGTCGAACCGATTGCCGGTCGCGAGTACTTCGCCGCGGCGCAGGTGTCCTCCGAGGTCAATACCCGGATCCGGCTCCGCTACCGGCCGGGCCTGAACGAGAAGCTGCGCGTCGTGTTCGTCTCCGAGCCGGGCTCCCCTGGCCTGGTGCACTACTACGACGTGCTGGCCGTCATCAACTGGCAGGAGCGCGACCGCGAGGTGCACCTGATGTGCAGGCAGCGCGGCGCCGAAGGGTTCGCATATGACGGCAACGCTTGAAGGCACGAAGGAGCTCAGCCGCCAGCTCGCCGAGCTCGGCAAGGCCACCAGCGGCCGCGTGCTGAAGGCCGCCGTCACTGAAGCCATGATGCCGACCTACGCCCAGGCGCTCGCCACGGTTCCGATCGGCACCGTACCGCACAAGACCTACAAGGGCCGCACCGTCGAGCCCGGGTTCGCACAGCAGTCGCTACGGCTCAAGACCTGGACCGGCCGCGACAAGACCGCCGCGACCGCGATGGTGGGTGTCGCGCCCGAGGCCTACTACGCGCTGCAGTTCATAGAGCTGGGCACGTCCAAGTTCCCGGCCCGTCCCTGGCTCACGCCGGCCTTCGAGGCGAACAAGGATCGCGCTGTGCAGGAGATCGCCAACCAGATGCGCACCCGGATTGAGCGGATCGCCCGCCGCCGGGCCGCCGCGGCAGCCCGCGCATGATCGGCGAGGCCCTGTTCAGCCACCTGACGGCCGACGCCGGGGTCGCGCTGCTCGCCGGGACGCGGGTGTACCCGCTGGTGATCCCGCAGCACGTCTACAACGAGGCGACGAAGCTGCCGTGTGTCGTGTATCAGCGCACCGGCACGGATCTGCCGATCAACACCTGCGGCGCCGAGGCGCTCGCCGGCACGTCGATGCGGATCGACGCCTACGCGCGCAGCTACGACCTCGCCGTACAGCTCGCGGCCGCCGTGCGCGCCGCCCTGGTCAATCACGCCGGCCCGATGGGGTCGGTGCACGTTTCGAGGGTGAACCTCGAGTCCGAGCTCGACCTGCTGGATATCGAGCCGGGCCTTTACCGGGTCTCGCAGACCTACTCCATCTGGCATGAAATCTGAGGTGCAGTCCGATGCCTACTGAAGCGTTTGTTGGCGAGTGGTTCGTTTACCGGGGCAACGGTGCCTCGCCCGAGGTCTTCTCGAAGATCTGCAACGTCACCGACCTGGGCGGCCTGGGTGCGCAGAACGCCCTGGTCCGCGCCACGAACACCTGCTCGAACGGCTCGGAGGAATACATCTCCGGCCTGTCCGACGGCCAGGAGTTCACGGTCACCACGAACTATCACATGAGCGACGAGACGCGCGAGGCGATGCTCGACGACGTCGACAACAAGGTGACGCGCAACTTCCAGGTGCGCTTCGAGAACGGCAGCCCGACCGAGACGTATGCCTTCGCGGCCGTCTGCCTCGGCTGGGAGCTGCAGCCCTCGCTGAGTGATCCGAACCGCGTGGTCTTCACGTTCAAGATCAGCGGCGCGATCACGCACCCGTGAGCCTGTTCCCGCTGACGCGCAAGAGCGTCGAGATCCGCGGGACCACGGTCACGCTGCGCGAGTGGACGCCCGCCGAGCGGAATCGCTTCAGCGAGATCCGCCGGGAGAGCCCCGAGCAGGCCGTGTACTTCATGGTCGCGACCTGCTTCGCGGAACCCGTGGCCACGACGGAGGAGATCTCCGCCTGGCCGGCGGCGGTCCTCGATGCCGCGGTCTCGGAGATCATGGCGCTCAATGGCGTCACCGAGGGCGACTCAAAAAACGACTGACCCCGGAGCGAAGGTTTCTGCACCGCCTCGCTCTGGGGCTCGGTCGTTCGGTCGGCGAGCTCGAGCACGGGATCTCCGCCCGCGAGCTCGACGACTGGGTCGCCTACTGGCAGGCCGAGCCGTGGGGCTCGTTCCGCGACAACATCCACTCGGGTCTGGTCGCCTCCGTGATCGCCAACGCCAACCGGCGCTCGGGCTCCCGGGCGTTCAGCTATGCCGATTTCATGCTCACCGAGCGTGATCCGGCTGCCGAGAAGGCGAAGACCGCGAACATCGTGAATTTCTTCCGTAGAGCCGCCAAACCTAAGGACAAGACGCCGTGACTGATCTGGCACGCCTGGTTGTCAAGCTCACGGCCCAGACCGCCGAGTACGAAAAGAAGCTCGACCAGGCCAACGCGAAGCTGTCGCGCTTCCAGCGCACGACCGACAATCAGCTCAAGCAGATCACCCGGTCGTTCGGCAGCTTCAACCGGGCGCTCGGCGCGATCGGTGTCGGCGTTTCGTTTGTTGCGATCACCCGCGGCCTCGCAGGTGCCGCGCAGAAGGCGATCGAGTACGGCGACTCGATCAACAAGGCGGCCGTCCGCACTGGCGTCGGTGCGCAGGCCTTCAGTGAGCTCGCGTTCGCCGCCAAGCAGAACGACGTCGAGCTCGACTCGCTGACGAATTCGTTCGCCAAGCTGCAGAAGGTCATCAGCGAGGCCGGCACTGGCTCGAAGGAGGCGCTGCAGGCGTTCTCGGCGCTCGGCATCGAGTTCGAGAGCTTCCGGGCGCTGGCCCCGGACAAGCAGTTCGAGCTGATCGCCGAGCAGATCAGCCGCGTCCGCGATCCGGCCGACAAGGCGCGCGCCGCGATCGAGCTCTTCGGCCGCTCCGGCGCCGAGCTGCTGCCGCTCTTCGAGCAGGGGGCCGAGGGCATTCGCAAGGCCCGCGAGGAAGCACAGCGTCTCGGTGCATCGCTCACCGAGGATCAGGTCAAGGCCCTGACCGAGGCCGACGACGCGATCAAGCGTCTCGGGCAGTCGTGGGACGGGTTCGCCCGGACCCTGACCGCCAACGTCGCACCGAGCCTGACGCTCGTCTTCGACGTGCTGTCGAATGGGCTGGCGCAGAACGAGCGCAAGACGATCTCGTTCACCCAGGCGTGGGAGGCGCTCGGCCGCGCCGTCGACAAGAACGGCTTCTTCACCTCGCCACTGGACGTCGTTCGCGAGATTCAGGCGGGCGACCAGGCGAACCGCACCTCGACCGGCACGCGATTGCCGCCTGGCGGGCGCAACCGCCGGCCGACGCCGATCGACTACACCGTCCCGGCCGCCGAGACAAAAAAGAACTCGCGGTTGACCGGCATGTCGGCCGCCGAGCGCGAGGCCGCCGAGGCCCTCGAGCGGCAGGCCAAGGCCTACGAGGACATCTACAGCGCCGGCATCGAGGCGATCGAGGGACTGCGCACGCCAGTCGAGAGCCAGATCGCGCAGTACCAGGAACAGAAGTACGCGCTTGAGCAGCTCGCTGCGACCTACCCGAACTTGGCCGACCAGGCGGCCGCCGCGCTCGCGCGCCTCGAGATGGAGGGCCTCGAGCCGATCACGATTACGGCCGAGCGGATCTTCCCGGAGAAAGAGCAGGAGCAGCTCAGCGTCTTCTTCGAGGAGGCGAGCCGCAGCGTGCAGGGCATCTTGGCGGATTTCATCTTCGACCCGTTCGAGGATGGGATTAAAGGGCTGGGCGACTCGTTCGTGCAGCTGCTGCAGCGCATGGCCGCCGAGGCAGTCGCCGCGCAGATCGCCGAGAAGATCTTCGGCACGGGCGGCGCCGGCAGCGGTGGCGGCTGGCTCGGTGCGCTCGGCGGCATCCTGGGCGGCATCGGTGGCGGTGGCGGCAACATGTCCGGGCTGTCGGAGATCGCCGTCACGGCGGCCCGCATCCCGGGCTTTGCCGACGGCGGTTTCCTGCGCCCCGGCCAGGTCGGCATGGTCGGCGAGCGCGGCCCCGAGCTCGCGTTCGGCGGGCGCTCCGGCATGACCATCGAGCCGATGCAGCAGGGCGGCCAGCAGATCGTCAACCACTTCATGATCCAGGCGCCCGAGGGCCGGGTCAGCCGATCCACTGAGCTGCAGATCGCCGCGGCCGCTGCCCGTGGTGCCCAGCGCGCGAACCTGCGGAACAACTGATGGACGATTTCCTCGAAACGCCCCGCTTCCCGGCCTGCCCGAAGTACGGGGTCATGAGCGAGCCCGAGTACAGCGTGACCATCGTGCGCACGGCGGGCGGCCTCGAGCGTCGCAACCGCAACTGGTCGCGACCGCTGACTAAGATCACGATCACCGTTGGGCCCGGCCCGCGCGCCGATGACGAGGTGCAGGAGCTCCTCGAGTTCTGGCATGCAGTGGGCGGGTCGGCGATCGGGTTCCGCTACCAGGACACGGCCGATTACAAAAGCTGCCGCGTCGGCGAGACGGCGTCGTCGGTCGACCAACCGCTGACACTGGTGGCCGGCAGCCCGACCGGCTACCAGCTCACCAAGCGCTACACGTTCGGCGCCCGCTACCAGGACCGGCCGATCTACAAGCCGGTGCAGGGCACCATCCTGCTGGCGGACAACGGCACGCTGAAGACCGAGACCACGCATTACACGGTCGACTACACGACCGGCATCGTGTCGCTGCTGTTCACGCCGGCCGGCACGCTCACCTGGGGCGGCGAGTTCGACATCCCCTGCCGCTTCGACAGCGGGTTCCCCGTGGAACAGGTCAGCCACCGGATTCAGGCCGTGAGCTTCGCCCTGCAAGAGATCCGCATGTGAGGACGCTGCCGTCCGCGCTGCTGGCCCATCTGCAGGAACGGGTCACCACGCTCGCCGTCTGCTGGCGCATCACCCGCCGCGACGGCGTGCTGATCCTCGGCACCGAGCACGACCAGGACCTGACGATCAGCGGCGCGGGGTCGCCCACGGTGGCGCTCTCCGGCACCTACCTCGCACACGCCGGCATTACCGGCTCGGACGTGCGCTCGACCTCGGACATGAGCGTCGACAACATGGAGGTCACGGGCGCGATCAACCAGGGCGACTTGAGCCTGATCGACCTGTCGGCCGCGGACATCGAGGCGGGCCTCTTCGACGACGCCTCCGTCGTGCTGTTCATGGTGAACTGGCAGGCGCCGGACGACGGGCAGATCGTCCTCAGGACCGGCAACAT